AAGATGAAAGCCGCTCATGAAGCAGATAAAGAAGCGGCAATAAAAGAGGCACTTGCACAAGCAGGCGCACAGCCGAGGCCGCGAGCCGGTAAAGACCAGAAGGTCATGGCCAACGCGGATTTTCAAAAGCTCGCCCCGAAAGAACGCGCAGAATACATGGCGTCAGGCGGGACGATAACAGATTAAGGAGATAGATAATGTCCAACACGACCACTTTGACAGCTCTTGCGCCGGTTCTTTTTTCCGCCGCGCAGAACGTATCAGCTGAACCCGCAGGAATCCTTGACGCGATCAACGCAACCTGGGACGACAAAGGCGTAGCAAAGGGCGATTCGGTAAAGGTTCCGTACGCGCCCGTCCAGGAAACCACCGACTTCGCGCCGACGAACGTCTCCCCAGAAGGGGCGGACCAGACAGCAGGAGCAGTTTCGGTAAAGATCACTCAGTCCAAAAAGACCAAGCCGATGGTTCTCACCGGCGAGCAGATGCGCTCCCTTGAGAACGGCGGGAACTATCAGGAATGGGTGCGCCAGTGGGCCGAGCAGTCCATGCGCTCGCTTCGCAATCTCGCCGAAGCAGACGCCGCCGCCGCGATCAAGATCGGGGCTTCCCGCGCTGTCGGAACCGCCGGGACTACTCCTTTCGCTACTGACCTCGATCTCATCGTCGACGTCAAGCAGGTGCTCCGCGATAACGGTTGTCCGTTCTCCGATCCCCAGCTCGTTATCAACTCGGCAGCCGCAGCAAAGCTCCAGAAGCTCGGTATCTATCAGCAGGCGTATGCCGCCGGTTCTGATGAGGAACGCCGCTCTGGTCTTTACAAGCCCCAGTTTGGCTTCCAGCTTCGTGATTCCGCCGGTATCTCCCAGCACACTTCCGGTGCAGCCGCGGACTACGTGACCGAAACCACCGCCGCCCAGGCAGCCGGAACCACCACCCTGTTGACCGATACCGGAACTGCCTCGATCAAGGCCGGTGACGTGTTTACCATCGCAGATCACGGTGGATACCAGTATGTCGTCTCGGAGGATTGCGGCGGTGACGCAACCGACGGCCCGTTGTACATCAACCGGCCTGGACTCCGCGCTGTCGCGACCAATAACAAGGCGATCACCTTCACCGCCAACTACACCCCGAACTTCGCGTTCGAGCGTTCGGCTGTCGTCGGAATCATGCGCCCCCCGCTTATCCCGCCCAACCCCACGATCAAGCAGATGGTAATCTCCGACAAGTTCGGTCACTCCTACCTGATGCTCGAGATCGCGCAGTACGGACAGGTGATATGGGAAATGCATCTTGCATACGGCTTCAAAGTCGTACAGCCTGAGCACGTCGCCCTGATCCTGGGCTAAGCTAATTGGGCGGGTCTTAACGGCCCGCCTTTTTCAAAGCCTGTAAGGAGGCAATCATGAACCAGTTAACGGCTGTAGAAGCCAAAAGACTAGACAGAAGCAATCCCGAGCTTGAAAGGGTATCTGCTTTCCAGAAGATCAATGAACGGCAGACCGGAGGCGTTGTCGCCTTCACGCTCGACAAGAGCGCGGCACCCTTCAACGCGGCTAAGGTTCCCGTGTTTACGGCCCCCTACGCAATGCGTATAATCGACGTAATTGCGACGGCTTGCGCTACAGAGACCGACGGTGCTGTCACTGTTTACAAGGGTACCGATGCAATTTGTACTGCCATCGCCTGTGCGGCTGACGGAGCGGTAACGCACATGAGCGCTGGGGCGGTTGTTGAGCACAAGGCCAGAATGGTTCTTGCGGCTGGCGACGTAGTAAATGCGCAGGTAACTGCTGGAACGGATGCGGCAAAGGTCCGTGGTATCGTTACGGTCGTCTGCCAGGCACTGTAGTTTCTCGGGTCAGGAAACTGACCCTTGTTCCGGCTTAATGCCAAAGGAATAAATTATGCAAGGCGCAAACGTAATCACAGACAAGACGAACGTACTAGCCGAACTCGGGAAAATGTTTAACTTCGAGTATTCATCCGATAACGTGGACAAAACCAACCCTGTAGTAATCCTGTTCAAAACTGGGGCAAAGCGGGTAAAGTATCGGACTGACGTATCGGTTCTTGGTTCGACGGTCAAGATAGACCTGTATTCAACGCCTACGACAACCGCGGACGGGACAGAGATTGTACCGGTAAACTACAATCCGACGATTGGAGCAGCCACCCCGCTTATCAAGATTTACCATACTCCGTCCGTATCAAATAACGGTACGCTGGTATATACGCGATCTTTCCTCGGATGGAGCCAGGGAGCGACCAGCGTCGGAATATCGAAGTCGGGGGCAATCTGGCGATGGCTTCCGGCAAATAGCACGTTCCTTGCCGTTCTTACTCCGGCAGCTGACAATACGCAAGTGACCTATGGCGGCGACTTCTCCGAGGAAGAATAATGGCAGTAATAACCCTTGAGGAATACAAACTGCTTGCCGGGATAACCGGAAACGACAAAGACGCACAGATCACAGCGCTTATTCCTTTAATCGAGGACGACATCATCGCAATCTGCAACTACGACTTTGGACAGGGTGAGGACTTTCCCGAAGGAATGAAGCTCTATGCGGCACAGATGATAACCTATCAGATGGTAGCAGCCGGAAACGTCGCAACAATGCAGAGCGAGAGCATAGACGGGTACTCGTATTCACGCGCTGAAATAGGGCGAAGCGGGTATCCTTCAAGCATAGAAACCGGGCTAAAAAGCAAGTGGGGGCGCGTATCTGTAAAGATTCCGCAAGCTGTTACAAACTATCGAGACCGGCGCGGAACTGGTACGAAGGCATTGTCAGAGAATGATCCGATGTACGGATACCCTGGGGTACCGATATGAGCCAGCCTATAAGCCCGGCGTTGTTAGTACATTCCGCTGATCTTTATTCCTGCACCGGTGAAAACCAGTACGGGCAGCCGTCATGGAGTTCGACAAAAGTCGAGCTGACAAAAATACGCGTTTCTTCTACAAAGCGAATGACGCTAACGGCGCTGGGCGAGGCGAAGAACGATCTGTTTGTTTTAACCTTTGATTGTACCAACTCATTACCGTTCGGGACTACGTTTAACGAGCGGGACAAGATCGTTTACAACAGCAAGACGTACTTTGTACGCGAAGTGAACGCCCCGAGCGGGGACAGTTCAGGCGTACACCATTACCGGCTTGCACTGGTGGGATCATGGTAACTATAGAGTTCGACAAGAATGTCGTTAAAAAAACAATAGCCACAAGGGTAGCAAGAGCACAGGCCGCGCTCGATATTCAGGTTCTTAAAGACGACAACCTTGAGATACCGCAAACGAACGAACGAACGTTGCAAAGATCGGGACGCGTTGTTGATGGCGGAGGAGCCGTAGAGTGGGACACACCTTACGCAAGGCGACAATATTATCTTGACGAAGAGGTTGAGGATCCCGCCGCGATAAAGTACACAACGCCGGGTACGCATTATAAGTGGCACGAATGGGCAAAGGCGAAAAAGATGAAACAATGGGAGGCTCTGGTAAACCGTGAGTATAGCAAGTGACGTAAGAACCTACCTGATGGCAAAGACCGAGCTGACTACCATCTTTGAAGATGCTTTCGGCTTGGAACAAAACGCGGTGATGATCCGGAGCGACCCGTCAACCGCTAACGTAATCGAGTACGTGGACGGTTCATACACCGGCACACAGCAGCTGTCGATTTACGCGCGGAACGTGAACCCGGCAACCGCACAGGCTGACCTTGAGACTGTCAGAGCAACGGTGGATAAAAAGGAAATAACGCTGACGGGTGTTGGCGTTTTGAAAGTACAAGCAGTTTCTACGGTTTCTTTCGTGAACAAGGAAGAGACCGGAGAGTTCATCTATTCAACAACCGTTGACGTGACGTTCGACGGGAATAACCCTATAGGAGTTTAATATGTTAGATGCAGGGACTATGATTAAAAAGTACCACGTCGCGCTTTTTCTCAACGGTGGTACAACGGATGTTCTGGACTGGAAACAGATCAAGAAGAGTACGGACAACACAATCACGATGAACGCGGAGACGCAGACGTTCGACTACATCACAGACGAAGCACCGACTACCGAAATCAATCGGTATGCTCCGAGCCTTTCCCAGCCTATCACGATGTACAAGGGCGAGCCGGACTATGAGTTTGTCTTTGACAAGTTCTTTAATCAGGCCGTCGGTGCAGACGCTCACAGTGATATCCTCATTGTGTTCTACGGTGCCGATGATTCCTCGGCGTACAAAGCATGGAAGGCCTCTTGTATCCTTCAGATCGACAACATGAACCCGGTTGAATCCACCATTACCGCAACCATCACCTTCAACGGCACTACCGACAAGGGAACCGTTGTTGTAACCGACGGTGTACCGTCATTCACCAGCTCCACAGTGACCGAGTTTGCGTATACCGTAACCGCGACCTCTGACGGAACAGAACCGATTGAAGGCGCAACTGTTGTAATCGGCGGTGTTGAAAAGACAACCGACGCTGCCGGAGAGGCGGTCTTCTACCTCATTAACGGCAAGACCTACGTCATCGGCGCGTACACCGCGACGGCAGAGGATTCCGTAGTCGAGACTGTTGCTGCCAACTCCCCGGCGATTACTTTGACGCTGAAATAATGGACTTAACAAAACTGGTACTCCCGGATTCCGTCGAGGTTTCCGGGAGATATTACAAGATTCACACGGGCCATCCGTGGTGGTTCAGGTTCGCGCAGATTATCGAACAGGACAAGATATATCTGCGCGACTTTGACCATCTTTACGTTGACGATGTACCCGAAGACAAGCAGGCGGGCGTTGATGCGCTTGCCGAGTTCTTCTACGAAAAGAAAGAAGTACCGCGTTCTTTGGATGAACCCGGGGACAGGGTGCTTGACTATGACATTGACGCAGACTACCTGTACGCCGGGATTCTCCAGCAGTACGGTGTAGACCTGTTTGAAAAAGAATTGCACTGGCACAAGGTCAGAGCGATGATATCCGGACTACACGGAACAATGCTGAACGAGATCATGAGCTACCGATGTGCGAAAGATTCAAAGAACACCGAACTCATGAGAATGAAACGAATATGGGCTTTGCCGGAAAAGGTAAGCGAGGAAGAAAAAGAGAAAATCGCGGCTTTCCATGCGCAGTTCAAGTGAGGTAATAAATGGCTGACGGCAAAATTATCATAGATACCGAGATAAACCAAAAGGGCGCAGACAAAGACCTTGATAAACTTGACAAGCGTCTCAAGGAATCCGAGAAGTCTGGGAAGAAAGCAACCGCCGCACTTGCAAAAACAGGTA